GCGTTCATAGCCGAGCTATCCAGCACGGTCGCCGCCTCCACGCCCGGGCTGCCATCGGTGTACCCGTGCTTGCCCGTGCCAAACAGATTGGACTTCTTGGTGCTTGTGCTGATCCGTTCCATTATGTCACCACGTAGATAACAGAGTTGTTAGGGGGGATCGTGGCGCTGAACGCGGCCTCGAACACGGGATCCGCAGGCCCCGGGTAGGTAACGGTCATGGTGGCCCACCACTGTTCGCCGCGGATTGCGTCACCCATGGCGCCCACGTTCATGCGGAACAGAGGGTACTCGCCGCGTGTGATCGTCGTACTCGCCTTGAGCGCGTCCGCGATCGTCTGGTAATCGTCCGTGCTGATCCCTGCGAACTGCGCGAGCTTCGTATTGATCTGCGTGCGGCGCGCGGAGTCCGAGAGCGCGCCGCGATCGAGCGCGAGGATCCGTTCGAAGTCCTCGAGCCACTCGTCCGGGATATCGATCCAGATCGAGGCGATGCGCTCCGCGTCCGCGTGCACTCGAGTGAACTCGGACGCGATCGCGTTCACGAGCGCGTCCCATACAGGCACCTCGCCCGCGCCTGCCGGCCACACCTGCCCCTTGGGCAGCAGGTGGTAGATCAGGTGCACGTAATCCACTTACGGCCTCGTGATCGTGCCCATGACAGGCAGCTGCGCGGTGGTCCATGTGATGCCCGCGGAGGGGCTCGAGAGCGTGTGCGAGATCTCGCCTGTGCTCTCGCTGATCGCCTCGTCCAGGCGCGAGAGTGCGAGCGTGCCGCCGGGTGCGCCCTCGCGCAGCAGGAGCTCCGTAACACTCGCCTTGATCGCGTCTCCTTGTCCGGAGGTGTTAGGGGACAACGCGCTGAACACGAGGTTCAGCGGCGCGGCCACGAGCGTGATCACGCGCACGTCCACCGTGACGGGTGCCTTGCTCTGCAGGTACGCGAGCACGGTGGCTCGCGCGCCGGAGCCGGGCACAGGGTCCGCATCATCATCGCGCGCGAACGCAACGCTCACGGAGTTCGGGCCCTCGAGCAGAGGGAACTCCCACGCACGCGTAACGCCCGGGACCTCGAGGGCCCAGCGCACGTAATCGCCCGGGCCGCCTCCGCGAGGCGGGTTCGCCAGCCGGTAGAGCAGGCGCGGCAGCGCCTCGTCCTTGGTCTCCACGTCGCTGCCGGACGTGAGCGTGCTCACCACCGTGCCGTCCGTGTCCACGCCCGTGAGCGCGCCCGCGAGCGAGAGCGTTTGCCCATCATCACACGAGCTCGCCGCGCTGGCCTCCTGCGCCACGATCGTGACCGTGACCTCTCCGGGGGCCGTGTCGCCGATCGCGGCCGCGCCCACCGTGTTGTACAGCTGGCCGTCCGCGCGCTGGAGCTCCGTGTTATCCGGCACGGCGGACGTGCCCGTGCCCGTGAACGTGTACGTGCCCTCCCACGGCGTGGCCGGTTTCTGCGTGATCCCGAACTTGGCCGCGAAACGCCAGAAGTAGAGATCCTCTGCCGTGTCCGGCATGACCTGCCGCTGCGCCCAGGTCTGGTAGGCGTACAGGCCGCGCGCCACGCGCGCGATCACGAACGAGAGCACGTATTCGATCGAGCGCGCAGGAACGGACCCGGAGCCGAAACCGAGATCGGTTTGCACCCGTGTGAGCAACGTGCGGAAGTTCGGGACGCTGTAGCTCATAGTGTCCTAGCCCACCACTGAGACCACCGCAGGGAGGAGCCGTGGCTGATCCCTATCCTGACACGTAGCAGCTCTCCGGAGTAGGCGGCCTCCGCCTCGATCCTGTCCGCGATCCCGTCCTCGAGGAGCCAACCACAGGCCTCCTTGGCGTAGCCCACCGCGAGCGCGAGCGTGGCCTCGTCCCGGGCGCGGCCGGCCAGCGTCCAGAGCCAGGAACCGAAACCGTTCCCGGTGGCGTACGTGTCACCCCACCACCCACCGCGGGGGTTACCCGCCGGGATCTGGCCCGGGGCCGCGCGCTTGTCCGTGAGCAAGCTCAGGGCGATCGCGGTGGACAAGTCCTCCGTGAGTGCCAGCGTGCCGTCCTCGTAGCCCAGGTCAAACACGCCCAGAGAGCTGCAGAACACCGCGATCTGACTCATGATTGCACCTTGACCTTGCTACTCGCCACGGAGGCCACGGAGGCCGGCACAGCGGCGGATGCGCCGTCAAACGCGGTCTTGCCTGCCGGTCCGTTCGCGGCCGCGCCCACACCCACAGCCGTGAGGCCTGTCCCGATCGCGGTCTTGAGCGTGGTGAGGTCTTGCCGGAGCGAGCTCACGGCCGCGTCCACCTTGGACGCGAGCGCCACGTAATCGTCCGGGTCTTTTTTGCCCAGGTGCAGCGTGCCGTCCGTGGCCATGAACACCTTGAACGTGCCCAGCAGGTGCAGGCCGCCCTCACCCGCCTCGAGCGCGTCCGTGGGCGTGCTCGCGCCTACGCCCAGGGCCACGACACCCGCGCGGCTGCCCCCGGGCGCCAGCAGGACGGCACTTGCGCCGGCCGGCGGCGAGCAGTGCAGGCCTTGCGGCTCGAGGTTCTCCACGCCCGGAGAGAGCCGGTCTCCACCCCATTTGCGGTGCAGGTACTCCGCGGCCGCGTCCGCGCGCTCCACCACCGCCCGCGTGATCGCGTTCTCGATCCGAACCCGGAGCTTGCGCAGGACCTCGTTCATGTGCGGTTCCGGGGCCACGCCCAGCAAACGAACACGGCCAAGACCGCGAGATCACACAGGAGATTCGTGTAGATATCGGAGCTCACGGCTTGACCAAACGCCGGAGCGGAACCGGCTCTGTAGAGTAGCTCTCCACCATGGCCAGCTCCAGGCGAGTGAACAGATTCTCGCCGTCCACCCGCAGCTCCGTACGGGCACACACAAGTGTGTCATGCGCTCCGATCTCGTCATCTCCCACGCGCACGAGCATGCCCGGCTCCCACGGCGCACCGTCCGGCGCGAGCACGCCCGGCAGCTGGTAGGAGAGGCGCAGCGCCCCTCCGTGGCGGGAGTTGCGCTCGTAAACCGCGTGGTCTTGGAGCTCGCGCAGGCGGGCGCTCGAGTCGCTCTGCAGGACCTTGGGCCTGTAACGCGGCACGGTCTCGTCCCGGACGCTGTACGCCTCGAGCGCAGCACGGCTGCCGTTCTCGTTCTTGCGCCGTCCGGTCTGGCTGCGGAGGAAGTACTCCGAGAACAGATCGTGTGTTTCGTGCCGCCACGAGCGCGTCAACGTCTCCGCCACAGGCAGCACCACCGTGCGCAGCTTGGCGTAGCGCGTGATCCGTGTGAGGAGCAAATCGCCGCTCGCGGTGGTCACAGGCAGCACGCCGCGCACGTTGCAGATGCGCTGGATCAGGTCGTACACGGCCTCGCCGTCATCCGCCTCCACTCGCTCGAACTTGAGCTCGTTCGTGGCCTGCACGCTCGGATCCAGCGTCACGGAGATCCCGAAGGGCTCGCACACGTCGCTCACTATCTGCAGTAGCGTCTGATCCTTCCAGTGTCCTGTTGCGTGGCGGATCGAGCAGTCCACAAGGTCCGCCGTGCGGGCGCGGCCGCTCGTGCGCAGCGTAAGCGCGTCCCGTTGCATGTCTCCTGTGATCGAGTCCACGTAGCCCGTGAGTAGCGTGTGCCGGCCGAACGAGACCTCGCACGCGTCCCAGGGCACGATCAGCCGCGGGCGATCCGCCTCCGCCCATCGGTCCGCGTACAAGAGCTCGAACGAGCCCACGAACTGATCGAGCGCCCGCGACACGGAGGCCTCGATCCATCCCGTATAGGCGTTGCCCGCGATGCGCACGCGCAGATCGTCCATGGGCTACTTCTCCAACACCCGGAACGTGCGTGCGCCGGGGATGAAACCGGGGTGGGGCGCGTGGCTCCGTGCCGCCACCTCATCCGCGCGGTCTGCGTCGCCATAGAGCACGTACGCGATCACGGCCGCGTCCGAGGTCTCGCCCGGGGTGTAGGCCACGAGGTCCACGAGCTCGAGGGCGTTGATCCCTTCCGCGAGTGCGGCACGGAGGTCCTGCAGGGCCTCGAATAACTGATCAGGGCACTGCTGCCCGTCCATAGGGCGCTCTGCGAGCCGGTTGATCTGCGTGGTGAGGGAGGCAAGCACCGCCTGCGCCTCTTGGTGCGACGTGTACGCTGCGTCCACCGCGGCCTCACACGCGGCCGAGAGCGCGCTCGCGCGCATGCCGCGCAGCGTCACGTTCCGGTTCGAGGCCTCGTCCACGTTCGCAGGCGCGGCCGCGCGCCCTGTAGCGGCACCTTCGTTGCTCAGAGAGTCTGCGCCGATGCTGCCGGCGCGCGTGATCGTGAGCGCGAGCGTGGCGAGAGCCGCAGACACGGAATCCGGCGCGGTGCTGTCCGAGGCGAACACGTTCTCGCCCGCGTCCTGCACCTTGTTGACCGCGAGGATCACGGTCGTGATCGCGCCGTCCAGAGCGTCAAACAACACATCCGGTGTGTCGATCAGCGTCACGAGCTGGTTTGCGATGGAGTCGATCTGAGAGGCGAACACGGCAGGGATCGCGAGCGCTGCGCCGATCGTCCCGTTCAGCAAGGCGAGATCAGAGATCACGTTGTCCAGCACCGTGAGGTGCGCGGAGCGTATGAAGTCCTGCACGCCCTGCAGGCGCGTGCCCTCCACCATGGCCACCTTGGCGGCCAACCGCACGTCTGTCGCGCGCGAGTAGACCGCGCTGCGCGCGTCCACGGTCGCTGCCGGCACAGCGTTGCGCTCGCGGCTCTCCGTGGCCGTGAACCGGAACCGCAGGATCGGCACGCCGTCCAGCGTGTCCTCGTGGCTCTCCGTGATCGCGATCTCGGACGATATCACGACCATGATCGGCCCAAGGGTGGGGTGTACGAACAGGCCCGGGCCCGGCGCCTCGAGCGCCTCTAGCAGACGATCCGCTGCGCTCGTGACCGTGACCACACCCGTGTTCGTGTCCGTGGTGGGGTACAGGATCGCGTCCACCTGATAGCGGCGTGCGCGCCGGCCCAGATCGAAGGAGGCCGCGCCCTTGCCATCAAACGGGAACTCGTACACGGCGCGGCGCTGCCCCACGGTGGTCTCCGCGATCTGCGTGGCGAACTCCACGCCCCGGAAACTTGCGCGTTGCCATGCCATCATCGCACCTCTTGCTCACCCAGGCGCCCCACGTTGCCTGACAGCTTCGTGCGCACGCGATCGTCCGTGACGAACACCTCGAGCTTGCCGCTCATGGCGGCGGCGTCCTGTTCCATGTTGAACCGCTGCCCGGGCATGCGGCCGCCTTTCGCGACCGCGCGTGCCTGCGCTTCCGCGGCCATCTGCGCGTCAAGGTCGCTGCGCGCAGCGTTGCCGCCCTTGGTCCCGAACAAGCTTTCCGCGAGGTCAAAAAGGTTCGGCAGGCCCTTGCGCTGCGCGCGCTGATCCGCGGTCTGCGCCTTGCCGCCCAGAGACACGGCCAGCTTGTCCAGTGCGTTCGGCGCGTTGTTCGCCGCGCTGCCCTGCGCCTCGCCCGCCTTGAGCGCAAGCTCCGTGGAGAGGAGCTCACCGCGGAGCTTGAACGTTTTTCCGATCCACTCGTCCAGGAACTGCCCGAACGCGTAGCCGCCGTACGCCGCGCCGGCCACGCCAAACGTGGTGGAGAGCGCACCGCGCGTGATCCCGGCCTGCGCCTCCACTGCGCCCAGGCCTTTCTGCACGCCCAGCACAGCGCCCTCCGCGAGCCGCGCGCCGGTCTTGATCCCTTCCCAGATCGGCGCGGCCGCACCCACCGCCCGTGTCACGGCAGCGGCCGCGAGCGAGATCCCTGTGATCCCGAAAGCGACCTCGCCCAGGCCGCTCACGGTTCCGGGGTTCTCCTGCGCCCACCGTTGGAACTCACCCAGATACACCTGCGCTTTGGCCGTGCCGTCCAGCAGGGCGGGCGCGAGTTGCTCTCCGAGGGAGGCCGCGGTGGCCTCCACCTGCGCGCGGAATAGCTTGAGTTTGGCCTCACCTGTTCCGCCCAGGATCTTTGCGGCGCGGTCTAGGCTGCCGTTCGCGTTGTGCGTGGCCTGCTGCGCGCGCTGGATGGCCGTGAGGCCGTCCTCGCCCACCTTGCTGATCGCCTCCATGAGCGAGGCCGCGCCAGGCGCCGCGGGCGCGCCGAACACATCGCTCAGGGTCTTGAGCTTCTTTGCCTCGTCCGCCTTGGCGAGCTTCTGCCCGAGGAGGCCCAGCAGCTTGAGAGGCTCGTGCACGCCCTGGCTCATTTGCGCCGCGGAGATGCCCACCTCCGCCATGGCCTTGCGCGCCTTGGGCGTCTGCTTCGCGAACGCGGCGATCGTCGCACGCAGCGACGTACCGGCCATGCTGGCCTCAATGCCTGCGTTGCCCAGTGTGGCCGCCATGGCGGCCGTGTCCTCGAGCGAGATCCCTGCAGTGTGCGCGATCGGGCCCACGTACTTGAGGGTCTCCGCGAGATCGTCCACGGAGATCACGGACGCGTTCGCGGCCGCAACAAGCACGTCCCCAATGTGCGCCGTGTCCGCGGCCTTGAGGCCGAACTGGCTCATGGTGGACGCGGCGATCGCGGTGGCGCGTCCTACGTCCAGCTCGCCCGCCTTTGCCATCTGGAGCACGGGCTGCAGCGCACTGAGCTGCTGATCCACGGAGAAACCAGCCGCGGCCATTTCTCCGAGGCCGTCCGCCGCCTCCTTGCTCGAGAACCCCACGGCAGGCCCTACCGTGATCGCGGCCTGTTTCAGGCGCGCGTAGTCCTCCGTGGAGAGCTTGTCCATCTTGGACGAGACGCGCGCCATCGCCTGCTCGAGAGAAAAGAAGCTCTCGATCGGCTTGGTAAGCGCGGCGCGCCCTGCGGCTCCGATGCGCTCAAAGTTCGAGGCGGCGAGGTCTGCCTGCGCGGCGAACTTCATGGCACCGCCGCCGGCCTTGCCGCCGCTTTGCATCCACTTCGGCATGCTGGCGAGAGGACCAAAGCCGCCTCCGCCCGGCCCGCCGCCCTTGCCTCCGCCGGAGAAGAACGAGCCGTTCTGCATCAAGGGGCCAGAAAACGTGCCCTTGATGTAGCGCCCTTGTTCGTCCCGGGCCTTGCGTACGGCGCGCGAGATCTTGTCCACGTCCGCAGCCACACCACGGAGCTGATCGCGTCCTGTGGCACGGATCCCAAGCTGCAACCCTGCGCGGATCGTGGTCATGTTCCTCACACATTGATATCCGCCGCCGTCAGCGGCAAGCGCTTTCTCTCGCACAAGTGCGCCACTCCATG